CCCCCCACCTGCAAATCCATCAGCAGGCTGCCCGCTGCGGAGGCGGTGTCGGTGACGTTCAAGCCTATGCCGGTGAAGGTCGTGCCGGAGGCGTTCCACGTATCGACAAGGGCATAGATTGGCATAGTGCTCATAGGTCACGCCCCACAATCGTTGAGCCATCACGGGCTACAATTACCACGCCAGTACGCGCTACAACCTCTTCGGCCACGGACCCGCCAGGGCTTGCCCGTTCCCCAATAAAGCCTCGCTTAAGCCAAAGCGCCAAGATGCTCACGGCTGCACCACCAAAGTGATCGTTCGCGCGCCGCCCTGATTGACCGGCGTACCGGCTGTGCCAGAGCGAATGCGCAGGAACCGCACGCCTACCCAATCGCCAATGGCTTGCGCCAAGTAGCGAGAAGCGGCGACTGTCAACGCACGTTCAGTCGCGCCATCATACAGGTCGTCATAGGTGACGCCATCCACGCTGGCTTGGAAGGTCAGCGAAGCAGCAGTCCAGCTTGAAGGCATGTCGATGGCAACCAACTTGCGCCCGCCAAGATCCACAGCGTCCGACAGGCTCGCGCCGTTGGCAATCGTGGCGGTGCGGACTTCAAGGGCTTGTGAAACGACGGGCGCACCCATGGTTTATTTCCCTTTGCGAGATGGCGCGGGGCGACGGGGCGTGCGCGGCGGGGTCATCTTGCCGCCTTTGCCAGCGGGCTTGGCTCCGTAGGGTTTCATTCCAGGCATGTTAGGTTCCTCCATAGCCGCTAAAAAGGTTGATGAGATCGGTAGCGGCGTTCTTTTCGTCGGTCTTGACCGTGCCAAGCTTGGCAGCTGCATCAGCCTGCATCTGCGCGGCCTGCATCTGTTGGGCTTGGGCTTGGGCCTGGGCGCGTTGCTGGCGGATGATAGCCACGTTCTCGGATGCGACGATAATGTCAGGATCGACGCCAAGCATGTCGCTGTAGCTGTCAGCCCACTTGTCCACGTCAATCTTGTCGATCACCTCAGGACGCATCTGGGCTACCGCGCCGAGAGCGCCAACAAAGCGGTCAACGCCATTAACGCCAATCGCCCGCTGCGCTTGGGCGAGCATGCTGACGAACTCCACGTCAAGCTCTACGCCCTGCAACGCTTCAGGCGGTGGCGGCACAAGGTTTGCCTGCACCATGCGGGTGAAGGTTTCGTCGATCAGGGGCTTGAGTAGCTCGTTGTGTAAGCGCTCAAGCACGGGGCCAAGCATGAGAAGCTTCTCTTCGTGCCGCTCGGCCACCTCAGTCGCCGTCATGCGGCCTGGAACGGTCGACGCCAGCATGAGGAAGAGATCGGCGTAAAACGCGCCACGGATGCGCTCGCGCACGTCTTGGATGTCGAAAAGCAAATGCTGGAGATCCAGCTGCACATTGAACAGCGTGGACACCGCGTTTTGCGCGCCGGGCGCATCAACATAGGTCACGCCGCCAGGCAGGTAATCCAGGTCGCGACCCTTCATGCCAGCGGGCACCTGCAGCGGCGGCTTGGTTTGGTAGTCGATAGCGTTGGCCTTGCGCAGCTGCTCGTGCTGGAGCTGCTTGATGTCGCCAAGGGCTTCCATGCCGGGGCTGTTGCCGTACACATCGCCGGGCATTTTGTGCCAGCGCGGAGCGAGGCCCGGAAAGCGATCATAACCGCTTTCGCGCAACACCTTGTCGCCTGCGTCCTCGCGGCCAGGCTCAAAGTAGACGCTGCGCCATGGCTTGTTCTTGCCATCGGCCTTGCGTGCATCGCGATCGCTGCGGGGCTCAATGCCGTGGATGATCGGCACCCACGCATCAAGATTGCCTGAGTTGTAAAGCGCTTGAGTCGTGCGCGAGCACTGGTCATACCCAAACTCTGCAACCAACTCGGCAACGGTCTTCTCAAACTCGCGGTAAATCGTGTTGACGTTTCCGCGATAGTCCGTGGCCAAAGCGAACTCGCCAACGGGGCTTTGGTAATGGTGGATGAGGGCGTCATAATCATCCATGATGACAGAAGCGCTCGTGCCAAACGCACCAAGCTCTTCGTAGCAGGCATGGAGCATGAGGTAGGTGTTGCTGCGAGCGAACACGTTCAGCATGCGCCCTTGCGTTTCGGCCAGCCATGACTTGACCGGCGCATAATCCATCAGGTCTTCATCGGGCAAAGCCAAGCGAAACCATGGCCGCGCAGGCGAGGTCATGCCGCTCATCATGCCGGCTGACAGGATGCGCAGGGAGCGTGAAGCCGTGCTGTCAAAGATGGCGTTGTGCTTCTTCGTGCCTTTATTTCTGTCGCTCTTGTAGAACCGCGTCGAGCGAGGAAGCAGATAGTCCGACAGCTCGCGCCAGTGGGCGATCCAGCTAGACCGCTCGGTCTGGAGCGCCGTCCAGCGGCGCAGCATGTCGGTTTTGGGGATCATGATCCTAGCAAGCTTGTGCGGCCCAACATGCCGCTCGATGTAGGCGCACCCATTGTGCCGGTAAGGAATGTGCCGCCAACTCCACCGCCGCTCATGGCGCGATTGCGTGCGGCCAACGCTGCAATGTTGGGGCGCTTCTGGTTGGCGCGGTTGAACTCGCGTTCGGCCTGGCGTTGTTGCATCTCGGCTTGCATCGTTGCTTGGTTAGCGGCGCGGCGTTGGGCCTTCTGGGCCTTCTGGCCTTGGTAAACGCTTGCGCCAGATGCGGCAACTGAGGCAATAGCAGCGGTTAAAGCCATCACAGCACCTGCGAATAGATGACGTCTTGAATGCCATATCCAAGCCTCGGCAGCATCCGATCAAGGGTTGTCCCCGGCTTAGCGTGCCATAGCATCATCTTGACACCTCGCTCTTTGGCGGCGCGCTCGGTCGCCGTAATCAGCCGCATGCCGGTCATGCCGCGCCGGTGTGACTTGCGCACAAAGAGCAAGTCATTCTGGCACATTAGCAAGTCGCCATAGTGCAGGTTGGTGCACACAATGTTAACGCTGTAGCCGACTAGGGTTTCGGCGCCATCGCCATCAGCATCGACATGAGTGTCGACATGAGTGTCAAACATACCGATAGCAAACAAGTTCCCCGCCGCTTCAAGCGTTTGATAGCGCTCGACATCGGGCTTAAGCAACATGATATCAGGAACAGTGGCCAGCTCGGCATAGTGCTCTTCAAGCAGCGGCCAGGCGCGGTCGATCCACTCACTGGCCACAATCTCGCGCGGGATCGCCATCAGACCATATCCAAGGGGTTGTACTCGCCACGCGAGCGAGGCCGGGCCAACTCATCGCGCTGGCGCTCAAAGCGGGTCTTAGCCGCAACGGGTGCGGCAAAGGTCAGGGCCAAGGCGTCGCCAAGGTCGGGGCTAGGAAGCCCGCGCGCCTTGAGGTCATCCTTGCTTTCAAGCACGCGCTTACCCGTCTGCGTGAAGGCGTAAGTCGGCGCGGCCAAGTCTTGCTTGAGGGCCACGTCATCAGGGATCGCGCCGCCTAGCTTGATCCACTCGGCCAGCCCGCACCACATCTCGGTGCGCTTGTCCTTGTACGCTTCGTCAATAGGGCGTCCGCCAAACCAGACTTCTGTGACTTCATGCTTAAGTTGACGCAGCCTATCGATCACGCCAGAGCCATTGCCCGCGTCCACAAACACCGCGTCGGGTTGCCACTCGGCGATCTTAGCCGCGACACGCGAGGCCAAGTCCATGTTGTCCACGCCACGCAGGACGATAGGCGGAAAAGCCACCATGCCTTGACGCGGGAAGATGACCGATCGATCATCGCCAAAGCGCGCGGGATCCACCCCGAGGATGCGCGGCGCCCATTGATACTCTGTGATCGCGTAATGCCGTTGCGTCGCGGCCTGGACGTCAGACAAGCTAATCAGCTGATCCTCGCCTGCCGCGCTGAAGTCGCACAGATACTCGCGGCTGAAGCTTGTTTCGCTCATGTCGCGGCGCAAGCGCGCGATCTCGTCAGTATCAAGGGCGTCGGTGTCATAGACCGTATAGAGCGCCGAGCCCCAATCTGGCAGGGTCTTGGCGCGAAAGAAAAGCTCGCTGAAAAGGTTGACGCCAGACGGCGTGCCAATGAACAGCGCCCAACCTTTGCGGTCTGACAACGCCGGCTGAATAATGTCCTGCCAGACTTCGGGCTTGATCTGCGCCACCTCATCGATGACCACGCCATCAAGGCGCACGCCACGCAAGGCGTCTGGGTTGTCGCCGCCAAAGATGCGGATCACTGCGCCGTTGTGCGCCAGCTTAATGCTTAGCTCGCTTTCGTTAACCGTCACAGCATTGACGTTTAAAAGCGGAACCAGCCGCTGTTTAAGCCGCGCCCATGCGATAGTCTTGGCTTGCTTGAGGAAAGGCGCGAGGTAAACGTAATAAGCCAGGTCTGCGGTGGTCTTAAGCGCCGCGTCGATTAGCTCCATCAACGCAAGCTCGGTCTTCCCGGCTCGCCGATGAAGCGCCAGCACGCGGAACCGCGCCTTGCGCTTGTGACAGTCAGCTTGCCATTCGCGGGGATAGTAGGCGAGGCTAATCTGTTTCTGAGGCATGCGGGACGCCTGTTGATACCATCAGGTAAATAGCCCCACCGTTCTCGCCGCTAACCACTTGCGTAGCTTTGCCGAACGCGCGGTCGTACACCTCTTTGACGGCTCCAAGGGCGACGGCTTCATTCTCTGATCGCAATAGCTGACCAAGGCGCTTGGTCGCCTCCGGCTCCATGGTGCGGGCAATAGCCTTTAAATCCACGGTCGCCTTGTTGAGCGTACCCTTTTTCCGCCCGCTGCTTTGGGGCTTCTTTACTGTGCCTGGTTGAGGGCCGCGAAGTCCCATTTGTCAAAACAACTCTGTTTAACTCTGTTTTTCGCTTTAACGCTTCGCCGTCTTCGCACTCTCGCGAAACGCCTTCGCGGTAGGAGCGCCTTTTGCGCCTGGCTTCCGCATCTTCTCACCAGAGCCTGCCTTTATGCGGGCTCGCTTGGCTGCGATGTTAGCGTAGAGGCCGGGACGTTTTGCCATCACTGCACAGGGGGCTCAACAACAGGGGCCACACTGACATCAGGGACAAGCGCCGTCAAGACGGTAAAGCCCCAAGAAAGCCAAGCGGGAAGCTGGGCTCCAATCCACAGCAGCGCGCCGGTAAAGATCGTCCCGATAACGGACCAACCGGGTGGAAGTCCAACGCCAATCTTCATTGTTCTGCCCCTTGTTGCAAAGCATCAATAGCCAGCCCCGCGGTCATGCCGCCCTGGGCCACATTAGCGCCAGCCTGCAAGGCGCGTTCGTTCTGGTTAAACATCAGCGCGCCGGTCAGCACAGTCAGAAAACACCCCACCACAAGGCCGCCGACAGCACCGATCACTTTGCCGCGCCAATAGGCTGCACCGCGGATCTCAATGTCGTTTGCCTTGTGCCGCTCGTCGAGACGGGCAATCTCCTGCAAGTGTTCCGCGCGGGCGGCTTCAAGGCGGTCGGCATAACGGGCGTCGGCTTGAGCCTCGCCATCGCGGCGACCCTGTTCGTAGCGTTCGCGGCCCCACTGATCGCGCTTTGCAGCTGCGGCCTGGACGGCGGCGGGGTTTCCGATAGCCGACATCAGAACGCTATTGCGCCAGGAGGCCGTTGAAACGGCTTGTCAGACACGGCGGCCAAGCTTACCGCGGCTAAGTCAACCGCTTCTGGGTCAACCGCCGCTAGGTCAACCGCATCCGCATCCGCATCCACGTCCACCGAAGCCACTGACGGCTCAACCACCAACCCAATCGCTTTGTCAGCCTCCAACAAGCTCGCCACGGCCAGCAAACGCTCATCCATGCGCCCCACGATGGCGACCTCGCGCTCTTCCAGGTTAGCGAGCGCCTTGCGCTGAATCGCCAGCTCAGCCCGCACGCGGCTCAGTTCTGCTCGGTCTTCAATCTGGCGTTGCGCCATGTCCAAGTGATTACCCATGATCAGCCCCTGTGTTTTGTGGGGACAGAAGCAAGGTTCGTAGCGTCTGTCAACCGTGCGTCTGTCAACCGCGGATCTGTCAACCTCACTTCCACCAGCCGCTCAGACAACCACGCATAAGCCCCCGCGTGCATTCGATAACCAGCGGCATAGACGTTGACGATAATCGGCCCTTCGGCTCCGGCTTTCCGCAGCCCTTGGCGAGCCTTGCAGATTTGAACATCAATCACCTTGTCGTCCACGTCCTCCTTGCAGGCCCGCCGCGCCAGCATCAGGCGCTCTCGCGACAAGGCGTGAGGGTGGGCCTTGTACAGCGCCGCCACCATCGTAACCGCCCCGCTGGGGGTCTGCGGGGCAATCATTCCCATCGCCGACACGACGGGATGAATTTCCCTTCGCAGCACATCGCGGACTTGGCGCAGTTCCTCCTCCAGCTCCTCACACCTTACTTTCCAGTAATCTTCGTTCATGTCGCTCCACCCTTGCCGTTAACCATTGTGTTAACCACGCCCCTCCACTTAGCCAAGTCTAGCTAACCAGCCTTTTTAAACCTCACCTCTTAGCTAAGCCTAGCTAACCCCCCTTTCGACCGTCACCGCGTCACCGGAGTCACCTTCAGTGAGCACTTCACTAAGTCACTCACTTCACTCACCCTAAGGTGTGAGTGAAAAGTGAGTGAGTGACTGAGTGAAATTGTGCTCACTCCTGACCACTCATCGATGACTCACAAATGACCTGAAAATGACCGATGACTTTTTCCCCAAAAGTCACTGGTGAGTCACTAGTGAGTCACTAATGACCAAAAGTGAGGCCCTCCACCCTGGCTCGATAATGATCCAGCCATCGCCATTTTCCCCCTCATCTGACGCCTTTTTAATCCATTCAGCGTTCAGCAGGTCATGCACGGGTTTCCCCTTGCTGCTTGGCGCGAGCATATTTTTGACCGACCCCGGCTTGTAGCCATCATTTTGGAGCAAACTGGCCACGGCATCCCTTGCCACGAATGGATCCTCGCCAAGCAAAATTTTGCCGCCTTCCACCCAAGCCCTAGAAAACAGTTTCTGGTGGTGATGGATGGCCCCGTGCCCGGCAAGAGCGGCTTCTTTCGGCTCTGGCGGGGCTGCGACGAGGACCGCGCTGGTAACGGCTTCGCCATCCTCATCAACCCATCCGGCGAGGGTGACGGTCTCAAGCTTGCCATTCATGGGCGGCTTCAGCTCGGCGTCTTTGCTCTTTCTCTGGACCAAACGCAGGCACCCGTTGTCGCCGGGGACTACGCTGATCTCGATATCCAGCGCCCCCCGCCAGGCGCTTGATCCTCTGGCGCGATGCTGGGCTTCCTCACTCACTCCTGTGTGGTGCACGAGAATGACCGCGCAGCCAAAGCCGCGCATGAGATGGGCGCAGGCGTCAAGCATGGTCTTTGCGTCTTGGGCGCTGTTCTCATCGCCCTTGAGGAAGCGATGCAGGGTGTCCACCACGATCACATCAGGCTGGTGGTTCAATCCACGAATGTGATCAATCACATGCTGCAAGCCTTCTTTGGTGTTGAGATCGCACCCTTCCCGGCTTAACCACATTGTCAGGCTGTCGGCTTGGTGGTGTTGTTTCCACGCGGCGACGCGCCCTCGCAAGCCATGGTGTCCTTCGCCAGCGAGATAGATTACCGCCCCCGGCTTGACCTTGCAGCCGTTCCACTCAGTGCGGCCCGCCGCCATGTGGAGCATAAAATCAAGCACGGCGAAGGTCTTGCCCCCGCCTGAAGGGCCATGGATCATGTGTAGGGCTTCGGCCTGGATCCAGCCTTTGACCAACCATCGCAAAGGCGCCGGCTGGGCTGAAAACTCATCTGCGGGGATAAGCCATTGCTCGATCGGCGGGTTGAGCAGGGCCTGCAAGTCATGGCCGCCAGCAACGTAGTCATTGGCGTCACCCTGGATAGGGATAACCACCACCTTGGCGCGGTGCTTGGCTGCTGCTTGATCGGCGTATTTCTGGCCAACGCCGCTGGCGTCATTGTCAGCCACAATAACCAGCTCAGCGTCCGGGTGGGCCTCGCGTATAGAGCCGGTGACGGGAACCAGATTGCTGGCGCTGTACGCCACCACGCAGGGCTTGCCGGTAGTCTCGTGAATAGTGGCTGCTGTGGCGAAACCCTCGGCAATGTAAACGACATCGCCTTCACAACTTCCGACAACCCAATACCGCCCCCCTGTCGCCGCCCCTGCGTGATAGAGCTTGCCGCCTTCGGCATCGATATATTGCAGTGACGACAGCGCGCCCGTGTGATCGTAAAGGGGAGCCATCAACCGCCCATCGCCAGTGATGCGAAGGCCGTGGGCTTTGACCCGCTTGCGCGCGAGGTAAGGATGGTCATCGCTCGCCGCCCCGGCTTGCGCCCATATGGCCTCCACTGTCTCAGCGGCTTGCGCGGCCTTGGCGTCCCGAGCGGCGCGGGCCTCAGCCTGCCTGCGGGTGATGGCCATCTGTTCCTGGGCCGTCAGCTCTCGCCCCACCTCAGCCCTAAACGTCTGCGTCACGCCCGTGCGCCAGTCACCAAACATCCCAGCGCACACGCCATCGGGGAAGAACACATACCAGCCTGCTTTATCATGCCCGGCTTGGCCCTTGCTGCCGGTCTGGTAGCGGTGCAGCGTGCCGTCGATCACAATCGAACTAGGCGGTGTCACGCCCGCCGCGCGCATAGCGTCTCTGATCTGATCTTCGATCGGCGCGGGCTTCGGCGGGCTCCAGGGGCCGCCTAGGATATGCGTCAGGTCAGTCACGCTTGTCCCCCAAATAGTCGCTCAGCTTCTTCAACGCGGCGTAAGACGGCGTCGCGCCGCGCATCAGACGCAGGATTGTGGCATATCCAACCCCCGTCAACCGGCTAACCGCCCGAAGGTTCCGATCCTGTAGCTGTTTTCGAATGGCTTCAATGGTCTGCATGTGATCGCTCCTGATAATTTTTTCGCGCATTTCTGTTGACACAATCGCTCAAACCACGCAAGGTCGCTTTGCCCGACCGGATTGGCCGAAGGGGCAAACGAAAGACCGAACACCATGGCTATTACCCTCAAACGCACGGGCGCGATTGCCCGTGATGGCGTGAAGCTGCTTGTTTACGGACAAGCAGGCGCTGGCAAAACAAGCTTAATCCCGACCCTTCCGAACCCCGTCACCCTATCAGCGGAAGGCGGGTTGCTATCCGTGGCTGGCGCTGACCTGCCTTATCTTGAGATTGGCAACATGAACGATCTCAGGGAAGCCCTAGCCTGGCTGCAATCGGATCGCGACTTTCAGAGCGTGGCCATCGACTCGATCAGCGAGATCGCTGAAGTGGTTTTGAACGCTGAGAAGCGTGTGGCCAAAGACCCACGCCAGGCCTATGGCGCCATGCAAGACACGATGACCGAAGTGATTCGCGCTTTCCGCGATCTGCCCGGCAAGCACGTTTATGTGACGGCTAAGCTTGAGAAGCAAGCCGATGAGATGGGCCGCATGCTGTATTCCCCCAGCATGCCTGGCAACAAGACTGGCCAAGCCCTGCCCTACTTTTTTGATGAGGTTCTGGCGCTGCGCGTAGAGCGCGACGCCGATGGCATCCCACAGCGCGGGCTGATGTGCGACAGCGACGGGCTTTGGCTGGCAAAGGATCGCTCCGGCCAGCTTGCGCCGTGGGAAGCGCCTGATCTGGGACAGATCATTGCGAAGATACAAGGGGGCGCGCAATGACAAGCAAACGCGCAATGACAATTAACCTTGCCGCCGAATGGCTCGAGGCCAAAGAAGCCGAGCTTGCCGCGATCGAGAAGCGGCGGAAGATCGAAGACGCCATGCTTGCCAAAGGCCAGACTGAATGGGCCGGTTACACGGTTCGCATCGCCGAGCGCGACAACTGGAAGATCGACGGTGACAAGCTTCAGGCTTTGGCCGAAGCCAATGGTCTGACCGATCACCTCGCCACGTTGTTTCGGTGGAAGCCTGAGGTGAACAAGAAGATCTGGGACGCGGCTGCATCCAAGATCACGAAGCCCCTGCTTCCGGCGATCACCATCACGCCAGGTCGACCGACCTTTACCATCCGCGCAGACTAAGGAGACCACGATGAAGCTTGATTTTTCCCTCGATGACCTGCCTGAGATGATCGAGACATCCTACGATCCTCTGCCCCCTGGTTGGTATCAGGCGCGGGTGGCGGCGGTTGAGGCCCGGCCCAACAAGGCCAACACGGGCCAATACCTCGCTGTCAGATACGACATTATTGGCCCGACGCACCAAGGCCGGGTGATCTACGGCAATCTGAACATTAGCAACCCGTCGGCCAAGGCCGAGCAGATTGGGCGCCAGCAGCTGGGCCAGCTCATGATGGCGATCGGGCTGGAGCGCATTTCCGATACCGATCAACTGATTAGCGGGACATGCGAGATCAAGCTGGAGATCCGCCCTGCCGATGGGCAGTACAAGGCCAGCAATGATGTCAAGGGATGGAAGGCCCTTGAGGCGCGGGCCAGTGGGTTTAGCGCGCAATCGTCGGCCGCACAGTCTGGCGCACAGTCCGCCGCACAGCCGTCTGCACAACCCGGCGCGGCGACAAGCCAAGCTCTGTCAGGCCAAACCCCGCCATGGAAGAAGCGGTCATGAGCGCCCTTCCCGAAGCCCAGCATGATCTGGCCGCGCTCATCGATAAGACCCATCAACAAGAGGAGGCGGGGCGCGAGCCTCGCCCCCATCTTGGGGCGTCCATGCTTGGCCACCCCTGCGACCGATGGTTGTGGCTAAGCTTTCGCTGGGCCGCACCACGCAGCTTTGAAGGGCGTGTGTTGCGGATCTTCCGGCGCGGCCAACGCGAGGAAGAGACGATCCTTAAGGATCTCCAGATGGCGGGGATTGAGATTGTGTCGGAGCAGGCGCGGGTGGCGATCGAAGGCCATGTTGCGGGAACCATTGACGCTATTGTCCTTGGCGTGCCTGAGGCCCCAACGAAGCAGCATGTGGCCGAGTTTAAGACGCACAACAAGGCGAGCTTTACCACGCTGACGAAAGAAGGCGTCGAGGCGTCCAAGCCAGAACACTATGTGCAGATGCAGGTCTATATGCACGCGACGGGCTTGGAGCGGGCGCTGTATGTGGCGATCTGCAAGGACGACGATCGGTACTATTTCGAGCGCGTCAAATACGATCGGTTGACGGCGGAGAACGCCATTGCGCGGGGCCTAAGGGTGTCCTGCTCCGATCATATGCCCGAGCCTATGTACCAGGCCAGCGCGGCTTGGTGGCAATGCAAGACCTGCCCTGGCTTTCACTTTTGCCATGTGTCTGGGCTGACGAAAGAGGTTAATTGCAGGACATGCGCGCACTACACGGCGCGGACAGATGGCACAAGCCATTGCGCCGTGTGGGATTCAGAGATCCCCGTTGATGCGCAGATTGAGGGTTGCCCCAAGCATGTTCTGCACCCGGACCTGACGCCGTGGACAATGCTCGACAGTCCAGACGGGGTGACTGGGGTTTACATGATCGACGGTCAGAAAGTCATGAACGGCGACGGGCATGTGTCGTCGCGGGAGTTGATTGACAAGCATTGGGTGCCGTTCTGATCCGGGAGATGACCAATGCTCAGAGAGTATCAACAACGCGCGCTCGACATGCTGTTCGAGTACTTCCAGAACCACGAAAACCACCCTTGCCTGGTGCTGCCGACGGGCGCGGGGAAAAGCCACATCATCGCCGAGTTCTGCAAGCTTGTAGTGATGGCTTACCCTGATCAGCGCATTCTCATGCTTACTCACGTCAAAGAGCTGATCGAGCAGAACGCCGAGAAGATGCGCCAGCACTGGCCAGATGCGCCGCTGGGCGTCTATTCGGCGGGGCTTAGGCAACGCGATGCGGGGCAGTCGATCACGTTCGCTGGCATTCAGAGTGTCGCTAAAAAGGTGGACCTGCTGGGCCTGGTGGATATCGTGATTATCGATGAGGCTCACCGCATTAATCACACGGCGGATGGCCATTATCGGCGGCTGATTGCGCAGCTGACGGCCAAGACGCCTGACTTGAAAGTGATTGGCTTAACAGCCACGCCTTACCGGCTGGGCCATGGTTACATCACTGATGCGCCTGCCCTGTTCACGGATCTGCTTGAGCCGATCGGAGTGATGGATCTGGTGAAGCAGGGCTACCTTGCGCCGCTGCGGTCGCTGGCCACGGCCACGCAGTTTGACCTCGCGGGCGTCAAGAAGAAAGGCGGGGAATATGTTGAGGCGGACCTTGACGCGGCTGTTAACAAGGAAGCGCTGAACAAATCTGTCGCTGAGGAGATTGTCGAAAAGGCTTATCAGCGCCAAAGCTGGCTGGTGTTTTGCGTTGGCGTCAGCCACGCCTTTGCAATGCGGGATGCGCTGCGGGAAAAAGACGTAATCGCGGAAACGATCGTTGGAACCACGCCAGCCAAGGAGCGGGAAGAGATTATCCGCGCGTTCAAGGCTGGCGAGATTAGGGCGCTGACGAATGCCAACGTGCTAACGACTGGTTTCGACGCGCCTAACGTGGACGTGATCGCCTGCTGCCGCCCTACCCTTTCGACCTCGCTCTATGTGCAGATGCTGGGCCGCGGGACCAGATTGAAGGACAACACGGATGATTGCCTGGTGCTGGACTTTGCTGGGCTGACCTACACGCATGGTTTTTTCGATGATCCGGTTGTCAAGCGGCCCAAGAAAACAGAAGGCGGTGAAGCGCCGGTCAAGGCTTGTCCGGTATGCCACACGCTATGCCACACGGCAGTGAGAGAATGTCCCAAGTGTGGGTTTAAGTTTCCGCCGCCTAAGCCTGCGGATTTAGAGCTGAAAATCGCGCCGGTCATGTCGGATGAAGCGGCTATAAACCGTGAGATGAAAGTCGCCAGCTGGCGGTGGGACATTCACAACAATGGGCAGGACATGCTGCGGGTGCGATACTATCCCGCGAGCTACACTGACCCTATCGTGACTGAGTATTTTACCGTGTGGCATGGCGGGGCGGCGTCTTATCGTGCTTGGGAAAGGCTGACAAAGATCCTAGGCGCTTTGGGCATATCGACAGGCCACAACGGAGATCAGGTTTATGAGGCATTACAAATCGCCCCCGCACCGACGTCGATCACATACCGCCAAGAAGGCCGTTTCTTCCGCGTTGTCGATCGCCAGTGGGCGCAAGGCCGCGCGTTCTGAACACGTCGAGCAACGCGAGTTCGTGAGCTGGTTTCGCCAGACCCACAAACCCGTGCGGATCTTTGCCATTCCCAATGGCGAGGCGCGAAGCCGGACGACGGGCGCCAGGCTTAAGGTCGAAGGCGTTAGCGCTGGCGTGCCGGATCTGTTCGTTCCCGCTTGGCTTGTTTGGATTGAGATGAAGCGCGCTGATGGCGGGGTCGTGTCAGCAGTGCAAGCCGATTGGCATGCCTACCTTGCCAGCGTTGGCCACACGGTCATCATTGGTCATGGCCTAACCGATGCACAAAAAAAGCTACAAGAGTGGTTGCTTTTGCGATCATCAATGATAAAGTGACCTCACAACCAAGGAGGCCACATGACGAAGAACGAGAGATTATCCCGCGTCATCGCGGAGTACTGGGCCCGCAGAGGGTACCTTGTGAAGGTGACCCATGGGCCAGAAGGCATAGAAAGCGCCACTGTGAACGGCGCGCCGTTGACGAAGCAAGTGTTGAAAGTAAAGGAGCACAACAATGGACGTTGAAGGATTGCATCGGCTCATTGCCGAGGAAGGCCGTGGTTTGGGCTACGATTTAGAGCGGCGCAGCATGCGCGCTCAAAGCGCCTATCTGGCCATCGTCACCCAGCTGCGCCATCTGCACGGCGCGGCGGCCCTTAACGCGATCACGGTCGGCGACATCGCCGACTATGGCGAAGACGGGCTCGGCGCGGCTGCGGAAGATATCCGCGATCGCCTGGAGATTGTGATTGGCGACATCGAGGCCATAGTTGCGAGCCTGAAGCGGCTCGCTAATGCAGCTGCGGATGCGGGGGATGGGAATGACTGACCGCCCCTACCCCCTACCCGTGCGTATCGTTATCTGGGCAGTGCTCATTGCGCTGTCCTGGGCGCCGTGGGTTATGCTTTGGAGAATGCTATAATGCCTGACATTGCCTTATGCCAAGGCGGTGAGTGCCCGCGCAAAATGGATTGCGGGCGCTACCTCGCCGAACCAACGCCTGGCTATCAGGCGTTCCACGAATGGGGTCCGTCTCAGTGGGGCGGCGACGTGTGCCCCGGCTATTGGCCGCTGGCGGAGTTTCCGTATCGCCTGCGTGGTGCTTTCCCACAGGAGCCGCAGCCATGACCCGCCTTTACCCCGATCATCGCCGCGCGCATGAGCTAAGGCTTGAGCTTGAGGGCGCGCTTCAAGAACTTGCAGAGATGCAATGCGACGATGGCGCAAGCGCTGAAAACATTCGCGAGCAGCGAGAAGTGATCAACGCTTTGCACCGCGCGCTGTTTCTTTGCGGGGTGCCGGAGCCGCAGTTATGAGGGCCGCTATAGCCCTCTGCGCCGGGCTGCTTCTGGGGGCGCTGCTGTTTGCTGTGTTGGGGGTGGGGTAAGCGCTTCCAAACATTAACTATCGCACTCGCGATACCATTAATTTCATGCGCATCAATGCTTAAGCCTCTTGGGTTTCCGGCCATTGCTCCGTATGCGTAGAAAGTTAATGCGCCAACCAAGCGCCTACGCACACGCCGATCACCACAGACAGCGACCCCAGATAAATCAGCCAGCCAGGCATGGCTTCGCGGCGCGGTTTAAAGATCCAAATCACATTCATGTGATGAGCCTCCTTTGCAGTTCGGCGAGCAGTTCCTGCGAGGATACCGCGCGCAGATCATAGGCTTCTTCGCTCAGCATGCGAAGGCCCGCCACCAGCGCTGCGGTTTTGCCGCCATGGCTTTTCGACAGACGCTCAAGAAGCGCCAGTTCATCATCGGTCATGCGTAACGAGACCAAGGTTTTTGCGTTCTTTCCCATGGCTAACAGGTAGCAGACATACAGTGGCTTGACAAGCGGACATACAGCGTATATATTTATGCCCATCGACAGCAAGCAAGGAGTCAATCCATGTCGAAAGCACCTTCTACCCCAGCCAGCGTCATCGCTGCTGGGTTTGCGATCTGGGCGATTGCAGCGGCCTCAGGGCTGCTCAACGCCTGGGGTTGGTGGACTACAGCGGCGGGTTTGGTCGCGGTGGTTCTGGTTACGCTAGTGTTGGCGTCCGAGATCCTCGGCATCACTCTAGCGCTCGCGATCGAACACAGCGTCAGCCGCAAGGCTTGGGCTCGTGTGGTGGTTGCGGGAATTCTTCTCGTCGGGGTCAGCCTGTTTAATGCCTACAGCGGGCATCGGGCGCTGACCATGATCGAGACGGAACGGGCGGCGCCTTACATCACCGCGCAAGCAGCGCGGGTTGAGGCGCAGGCTGAGGTGGATCGGATCGAAGCGGCGATCGCTGCGGTTCCGGTTCTCCCGGCCAATGTCCCGGCAGTTCGGCTTCGCGCTTACCAAGAAGCGCGCAATGCTGAGCTGGCCCGTCTCGAGCCGCAGCGAGCGGCGGCGCATCAGCGCTTAGCCTCGCTTCCGACGGTTGAAGCCCCGCCGCCTGCGACACCGCCCATCGTCCTTAAGGCGATTGTGGTGTTGATCGAAGCGTTAAAAGTTGCCGGTCTCTGGGCCGTCAGCCAGCAACGCCAGCCAGCCCCGGCGCAAACCGCGTCCAGTCCCGCAAGCCTGTTGGCGCAACGCCGCTGGGCCAAGGTCAAATAAGAAAAGCCCCTACGGTTCACGCCGTGGGGGCTTTTTTGTGCTTGACGCACGC